CGGACGGACACGTACCAAACTTCGATAGTGCTTTAGGCTGGAGAGGACAACCTAGTGGTGGACCTATCCCGAAACAGAGAGTGGTTTGGGTTTACGCTCATTCGATTGTTCTAATAGAAGTAGCATTCCAAACCGTGCTACTAGAACATCTCCGCAAATTTGATGAATTCTCAATGTGGAGAAGTATCGATGACGTATCTATACCAATCACGGATATGTTGAGATCTTCTGAAAAATTGGACTGGCCACTGCTTGGCTTTGATGCTACTGCATTTGATACTTCCATTCACAGGAAATTCATTTATGCGGCCTTTTACATCATTAAGTCTGCTTTTCAGAAGAGTTATTGGAAACAGCTCGATTTACTTTGTCAATACTTTTGTTATTCTGGCATGTTATCGGGAAATGGCCGCCGTTTCCATGGACGTGATGGTTCTGTTCCATCTGGATCTGGTTTAACTAACCTCGTTGATTGTATTGTCCAACTACTGGCTTTCAACTATGTTAGATTCAAAACGACCGGAGCAAATGTTGGTAAATGTGTTGTACAGGGTGATGATGGAGTATGGTTCTTACCATTTGTAGAATTAGAAACGATTACCAATCATTGTTATGATTTAGGTCTCACCATGAATCCTTCTAAACAATATTTTAGAATGGGTTCAGTTACCTTTTGTCAACGTTTGTTTGTTTTGGATATGGCTGATCAATTTGGAATAGTTCGGGGTGTTAGATCCGTTATTAGAACGTTAAATAGCATGATGTCATACGAGAGGCGAGTCCCAGACGATGCACCACTAACTTATGAATCCTGCCGGTTTCTTACTCAATTAGAAGAGTCTAGATACAACCCAATGTTTAAAGATCTTGTATCTTATATCATTCCTTTGGATCCTTACAATTTAGGCATAAATTTAAATACAGGACCAATTGAGTTATTCAGAATGACTGGGTTCACTGAATTTATGAAATATAGTGGGAAAGGATTCCTTTATACTTCACTCGTGAGAGAGGAAAAGGACTTGAGTAAACTGAATGTTATTAACCTAATTAATGAATGGGCGGGGTATCGCTAACCAGGTAACGAGAAATAGAC